CCTGCCGCAGCCGCTCGCACAGACCGATCATGGCCTTTGCTCCCTCCATGGCATAGGGGATCTCCCGAGCGCCTTCCAGGGCAAAATCTGTCTCCGTAAAGGGTTTTGCGTGGATCTTGTGCATTTTGGAGCAGGAATTGCGCACCGTACCTACTTTATAAGTATCGAACTCTGCCCACCAGGGCTGCATAGCGGTGATATCGCAGGTAACGGTGAGCATCCGCAGGAACTTGCGGTGATCGCTCCCCGCCCGCACCAGCTTTTTCATCAGGGACAGATCGTTTTCTCCGAGCAGCGCCTTCTCCCGGCCTTCCTTCCAGACTATATGAGAATCCATGCGCTCCCAGCTGTTCAGGGGATTCCGCATCCCCCGGATAGCGGCTTCCCAGCCGACTACTTCAGTGTGTTCAAACTCAATCATTGGTTTTCCTTTCCAACTTGTGCATTTTTTGCGCAGGTTACTCGTTGCATCCTCGCAATTTATCGCCGATCAAAAAGAAGACCGGCAACTTGTACGCATCTGCGGTGGTGATCTCCACCTTGCACCCTATTGCTTCGCTCCACCCCTTGCACACGATAACAGCATCCGCATCGGCCATGACCTTCAGACTCTCGTCCCAAAACCACAACGGCTTTGCTTCGGCGGGAGCGTCCTGAAAGAAACTCTCCAGAACCTCCACATCGTCACCCCACTTGGCTTTAGCAGCCTTGATAGCTCGCTCCCGTTCTGCCAGGATTTCGGCGTCGGTTTTTCCACGCATGGGCTGAGAGATAAAGATTTTCATTTTGAACCATCCTCTCTGTTTTCATCGTTCCAGGACAAAACGGCTAGATTATACATCGGCTCCGTTTTTCCTGTGTTCTGGCATTTTTCACATCTAACCCGGTACAACTCTACATCATCCCCAATTCTGTACATGTACTGTACAACGGGTTCTCTGCCGCATTTCCGGCAACGGCGGGGATCAGGAATCATTGCCGTACACATCCGCCGCAATCTCCCCAGCGCAGGCCGCATAACCAGCCATATCAACCCAGTTGTCCTGGTGTTTTGGGTTTTCCTTTGCCCTGCCGACTTTTAACAGGATCATCATCTGCGCCACGTCAACCGGCGTGATCTCGCGGCCAATATCCAGATAGGCCGTCCACAAATCAGCGATAGCACTAAAGCTGTCCTCTGGTTTTCCGTATTGATCCTGCCGGTCGTTGCACACGCACTTTTCGGCGGCGTCCAGGATGGTTTTTCGGGTGGCTGGTTTTGCGTTCTGGTATTCCAACACATCGACGCACCCATTCCAAGCTCCTTTTGCTTCCAGATCACTGCGCAGGCTAAAAGGCCCCTCGTGGTCGCATTTCGTGCAGCGGACAAAATACCGCGTCTCATCGCCCTTAGTTACGGCAACAACTTGCAAACTCTTCCCACCGCACACAGGGCAGGGCTTCGTCCTAAATTCCATTATTCCCCCTCCATTTCTTCTATCCGCTTCTTGTGCCGCTCCCACTTCCAAACAGATATATCCGCATTGGGTTTCAGTTCCAGGGCAATAGCACAGGAAACAACATCCGTGTATTCCTCCTTCAATTTATCCAGGTAGCCAGCTCCGTTCCCTCCAACCGGGTTATCTCCCCGCAAAACTCTGGCGAGTTTCAGGGCGCAGTGGGCCAACTCCATGCACTCCTCTGCTAGGGCTTCATAGCAGGCAGCATAGCCTACCATGGCTGGGAAATCTCCCCAGCATTTCATTTTATCCGGGATGTTCATTTTCCTCCTTTCTAACCGTGTCGATTCTAACACGGTTACGCGTTATCCCCATTGCTCTGCCATGGCATTAGCTATACCGTAGGTTAGCTTTGCCCTGTTTTTCTGTCGTTCCTTCCCGCCTTTCATAAACCACGTTCCAGCACTGTGGCACTCTGCCAATGGTTCCACCATGTTTGTTGGTTTCAGCGGTTCCAGCCCTTTCAGCCACAGCAACGTTTTTTTCTGCCATGGGTCGCCGAAATAGTATGGCTGAATGATTTGGGATGCTTTTGGGAAATCAAACACAGTGGATGGTACTGGGTTTTCTACTGCAATTTTTTCGCAGTCAGCAGCCAAAATCGCCATAAAAAGCGCCTTGCCGCACAACCCATCGTAGTATCTCGGGATATTCAATTTCCCGCCCTTCCACAGGTGCCGCGCCCCCGCGTTGCTAGTTTTGGTGCAGGGTGGGAATGCTAAAATCATGTCCCACCGCCCATCAATACGGCGCTCTGCACCATCCATCGTGCGGAACGCACAGTCCCCATTCAGCAGAGGCAGGCAATCTCCCATGATATGCCATTCAGGATGCCCCCCAGACGGTTCCTGGATATCGCAAGAATACGCTTCCCACCCCCTAGCTCTAAACGCGGCTGTGACACGCTGTGATTCTTCACAAGCTACCAGTAGCTTTTTCATGGCTCCACCCCCGGCGGTTCCGGCAGGAGCATCCAGTGGGTGGGCTGTAAGCCACGCGCCACGTTATCCAGCACCCAGATACCTGCTACGAACATGCCCTGGAAAACCACATTTCCATCGCTACACAGGATAAGCTCTCCTTCTGGCGGATTTTCTTCCGACACAGGAATCCATCTTGTCCGTTGCAGCTCCTCCAGAATCGTCTTATACGCCTCTCTCGCTCCGGGCATGGGAGTGTTGTCTGCGTGGCGTTGGAGCCACACTCTCGCCTCATCAATCGTCATTTGGCACCTCCATTCTCACGCCGCAGTTGGGAGTTCCGGATGAATCAACCCGTTCTCTTTTGATTTCCTTCTCGACTGTTCTTTCGTCGATAGCTTGCTGGACCGCTTGCAGGAATCGCTCCCACTGCTCGATGTCCATTTTGTCGATGATGGATTTGGGCGGGCACTTGGCGTATGGCTCGACGAAGTCTTTGATATCTCGCTCCATACACCACAGTGTCCTATAGCTGACGTATGGCAACAGCGGGCCGATGAAATCCATAACAAGCCCCGGCATGTAGGTGTGACGGCCCAGGCTGTATCGAACCGCGCAGTTTAAGACGGCCCCGAAGTTGTCATTTTTTAGATCGATGGTGGGTTTAGTTTGCATGGCTCTTCTCCTTGTCCATCTTGGAACCACATTTTGGACAAAATAGCATCATGGATAGATCTACCCACTCGGTTTGTATGCCATCGGTCCGCTTCATCCCTGCTAGGCACTCGCTGCATGTTGTCCCATCGCCAACCCGCACCCAATGCCCCCGCCGCACCTGGGCCACATCGGCGGCAGGCTGGTTTGCCACCAGGCTAACAACCCCAACAGTGTCCCACTCGCTGAGGGGACTTCCGCCAATTTTGCTGATAGCCTCTAACAGCGCTTCTCGATCTATGTATTCAGCCATTGTTATCCCCCATCTCCTGAAACAGCCGGGACGGGGTAGCCGCCTTCTGGCCGACGTACTTGCCTTTATACTCATCCAGGATTTCCCCTGCGATTGTATGATAATAAATTTGGCAAATTTCCATGCCTGGGTAGATACGCACCGGCTCGGTGGCGGCCAACTCCAGCGTCCAACGGCCCCGGAACCCGATATCCCCAAAACCTGCTGTAACGTGTACAGCCAGTCCCAGACGGCCCACAGACGAGCGCCCAACCAGCATGGGGACCAGGTTCCGGGTTTCGGTCCACTCTTCGGTGCTGGCAATGTACACGCGCCCAGGCTTCAGGACGTATCCCTCCGGCGGGATGATAATCTCCCGTGTGCGATTGTCGGCCTTGGGGTCTAACACCGCCTCCGTGTACACCAGCATCCGATCCATCAAACACAGATTGTAGCTGTTCGGGCCGAGCTGCTGGTCGTTGTAGGGGTGGATGATGATATCCCCTTTGGACATGCGCTGTCGGATTTCGTTGCCCGACAGAATACCGTATTGATTCGTTTCGTTCATTTGTTTCCCTCCCATGCGAGGCACAAGGCCCCGCGATTGTTAGATTTTAGATTAAATGTCGAAGCCGAAGCAAACACCGCGGCTGTGGCTGGCGTCGTTGTTGCCGCTGTTGCCGCCGTCGGTCACAGTGCAAAAGTACGCGGGGTCTTCCGCATGCGGGGATGCCAACCAGTATGGAAATGGGACGCCGTTCAGCGTTTTAACCCGGTTTTCCTTCTCAGAGTAACGATGGAGTACTTCGCACAATTCTTCATTCCCGTAGTTGTTTTTTCCAAAGACTTCCTTCTCTCGCAACAATCGGAGCGGCTCAGTTACAACTTCTTGCAAATCGTACGGCAACAAGCGGAAAAGCTTGCCCAGATATGCCTCCATCGTACTCAACTGCTCACCGTTTTTTGCTTTCCGGTTCTCATTCATGCAGTGAGTATCTTCGAGCAGGTTTTTCGTAAAAAACGTTGCGCTCCTATGCCCTGCACGTTCGCAAACCAGCGTGACTTTTTCGCCGGTTTTTAGCTCGATGTCGATTTCGTCACCGATATTCAGTTGACTGGAACCGGCATGGACAGCGTCCCTCAGCTCCGCCCATGTTGTTATCGTATCGGCGCATTTTCTGATTTTGATCATTGGTTTTCCTCCTTTTTCGCGGGGTCACGGAAATGGTTACTTCTCCCATTCCACGACTTCCACGCCAATTTCACGACGATCCCAAAATTCATGCGACACACGCCGGAACCATCTAGGGCTATCATCTGGTAAAATCCAGCCCTTCATAGCATCGACGATCATTTTCCCCAGGACGGCGTGATTATCTACATCAAGCCCATCGTCCCAGTAGAAAATCACCTGCACGGGCGTTTTTACCAGGTCCTTCCGCACTCTAGCCCGTTTCAATGCCAAGATAGTCATCAGGTGGATATCATCGGCATCCCGTTTCCGTGCGTGGTAGTTTTTCCCCGCATAGTAGGCGTTCAGGCTAAATCGCTTGTTCCACGCCGTCATGCCGCGTTTGGTTTCCGGGTAGGGGATGGTAAAAAACGCCACCCGTCTAGGTTCGCTCACTGCGCCACCTCCCGGAATCGCCGCAACGCTTCCCGCCTCTGCCTCTCCCAGTCCACCGGTGTAGGCGGCGTGTAGGTGGCAGGTTTCTTTTTCGTCCCGGCCTGCTGCATCAGGATAGCTTTGGTTTTCTCCATGTCGGCCCGAATATCCTCCACCGTCCGCACCCTGGGCGGCAACGCCGCCGGTTTGGGTTCCTCCGGCATCTGTGGCAGAGCGGCAACAAATGTTTTTGCCAACGCCTGCACATCTTTGGGCAGAGCCTCGAAATCCCGCCTGCTTTGGGCTTTGGCTCGGAAACTGCGCTGTACGTTGGACGCTACCACGGACTGCACAGTCGATTCGTCCATCATCGACCATTCTCGCAATTGCCTAGGATCGTGTACAACGTCCTGCACCAGCGGCGGCAGTTTGGCGAATTCCGCTTCTGCGTTATAATATCCATCACGCAGCGCTTTGGAAATCAGCGCCCACGCTTCCTGCTCGGTCATTTCATCCGGGTTGCTGATTTGCCGAATCCGGCCCTTCACAGCCCCGATATGTGGCGGGAAACCCTTGTCATCCGTCGCAATCAAGGCTTTCACAGCCGCCGCAACGATCTTCACATCGTCCTCTGCGAACATTTCCGCCCAAAGATTTACTGTCATCCGCATATCAGGAGCGTTTCTGCCGTTGTAGAAAGTCGGGTAGGCCGTGGTCAGGATATCCATGATGATGCCGGTTTCTTGCCTAGTCATGATACTCCCTCCTCTTCGTCCATCTGCCGGGCCAGGTCTGCCCAACTCTGCCGTTTCGGCTGCTTAGGAGCAGGGCCAGATCTAGCCCCGGAATCGTCGTAATTTCCCTCTAACACCTTTGCCATGTTGGAATCCTTCACCAGCCAATCGAACGTTGCCGACCAGTTGCGGTCATTCCGCCCCCGGAGGAAACTGCTGTTTTCGGCCTTGTGGAACAACTGTCGAAAATCATCCAGCGTATACCCAGCGTTGAACCTGGCCCGAATCGCCTTTTTCCGACTTTCGTTGATAGCCGTACAGCGGGGAAACGACGCGCAGATTTCGTTGTATGCATCCCGGATGGAATCATAGGGGATTTGAGGTCTGGGAGGGGAGGGCGGCAACGTCTTGGCGGATGCCGCATTTTCTTTTTCCCTTTTCTTTTCTTCTACATCCCCATCTACATCTACATCCCCTTCTTCTTCCCCTTCCCCATCGCTTACTGGGTTTTGCGCTTTGCTAGACTTTGCTTCGTCTTGCTTTGCATTTGCTTCCGTGTTGCTTCGCTTTGCTTCGCCGCCAACGCGTCCAGCTTGTGCCCGCTTGCGACTGGTATCCAGATTAGGCTTCACCAGTTCAAACAAAGCGCCGATGATGCCGGTTTCTTCCGGGGGGTTCCCGTTCAATGCGTATTCGCAGATAGCCAATAAAAAGTCTGCCTGCATTTCCTTGTCGGGGATTTTTCGCGCCGCATCATAAAAGGAACGAAAAAATTGGAAAGTCGATCTTTCTTCCATCGTTTGCCTCCTACTCCTAGAGCCGCCCTATCAGAAGGGCAGCTCTCCATCATCTCCCGTGAGGTCACTGAACTCCGGTTCAGTATAGTTCCCGCTCGGTTGATTGTTCCCGCCACCCTTCGGCCCACAGAAATGAGCCTGCGACACAATCAACTCTGTCACCTGCCGATCGTTCCCATCCCGGTCGGTGTAGCCTCTGGTGTTCAACTCGCCCTCTACGACGATCTCCTGGCCCTTGCCGAAATACTTGCAGAGCATCTCAGCAGTGCCACGCCAAGCCACACAGTTTAAGAACAGCTTGGTTTCCGTTTCCTTGTATTTACGGCTCCACGCCACCCGAAACGATGCAACAGCAACGCCGCTCTGGGTGTGTCGAAGTTCGGGCTGGGCCACTAAACGGCCCTGCAAAATCAAGTGGTTTACCATGATGGTATATCCTCCTTACAGTCTGTACGTTCCGGGCACTTCGTTGCGCTCGATGAACGTAGGAATCTCTTTTTTCTCCAGTAACCGACGCAGCTCGGCAGGCGTGTAGTACACCCTAGCACCGATCTTAATCGGTTTGATGAATCCGCACTTGCGGATACAGTCAAGCGTTGCAACGCTAATTCTCAGGCTATCAGCCGCTTCCTTCTTGGTCAGCAGCAGGTTTTCCATTGTCCTTCCTCCTTTTCAGATGCCAGACCTTGCAGAGTGTTTTATCCAGGATGATACCGCCCGGCAGGTGGTACCGCTCGAAAAACTCGCTGTCCGGCATCGTGTGGGCTAGCTGGTGCATCTCTGGGGACAGAGGTAAAACCTCCATCCCCTCATGCACTATGTCTGTCCTGTCTCGCCCAGCGCCCACCCGATCAATGTGGTGGAGTTGGGCCGGTCTACCGGTGATGCAGCATTTTTTGTGTGCTAGGCAGCTATACAGGTAATCCCCTACATCGTCTACCATATCCAACAGCGGGAATCGTGTCGGAATGTCCCAATCAACGATGAATCGCACTAGGAAACGCTGGAACCCGCAAACCAGGGACATAGGAGCGTTGCTTAGGGAAAAGATTTGATTTCCCATATCCTCCGTGTCTTCCAGAAGATACTTTAGCTTCATGCGCTCCTTTGTCATATCCTTGCCCTCCCCGGTGTAGTCAGCAATTTCACCAAGGAGGGCGTAACAGGCTTTACGTTGCCTGTCAGATAGTGGTCTGCTATCAATAGGCTGCACCAAGCACTTCTTGTACTGCCGCTTAGTCATTAACTCCCAATCGCGGTAGGGCACCCGAATAACCAGCTCTGCCGTTCGTTCATCGTAATCAACGATACGGCCTTGCAGCACCTCTGTTGGCGTTCTCATCCGGCGCTTTCATCCTGTTGTTCTGCATGTTTCATGCAATCGGAACACAGGCACCGCCCGAATTTTTTCCGGCTGTAGTCAGCCAGGAAATTAGGGCTGAGGAGTTGCCCTTTTTTGGAGAACGTGGCGATAATATCACTACCGCACTGTTCACATTTTGGCAGAGTGGTTTGTTCTGCCGGTTCCGGGTTGTTGTACTTCGTCCGGCCAGCTTGCCAGTAAACATCCGCCCCAACACCCAGAGATTTTGCTGCTACACTGATAGCATCCGTAAGGGCCATTTTGAAGCACTCATCGCTGGTGTACATGCCGTTCTTCTCTTTGGTGACAAACATTGAGCCACCGGTTCCAGGAATTCCGGAGCTGGTCTCTCCGGTATCCTTATCAACGTAGTACAGCATGATATCAACGAATGCAGCGATCTCACCACTAGCTCCAGGCTGTAAAATTTTGTTGGTGATTTCGTACCGCCAGCCGATACCACAGGGACCAAATTGTTCCGTCAATGCCTGAATGCGCCACATGGGATTGATGTCGGTCATACCCTTCAAGCGACCGCCCTTGATGCTTTTCTTGGCGTTTTCCGGCACTTCCCGGAATGCGTTATACAGTTCCGTGTTGTCCATCATTTCACCGCCAAACTGCGCCGCTCCACCAGCCGCACACCAGGCGGGTCCAGCGGGTGGTCTTCTTTCAGCCACTTCAACAAGTTGGCCTTGTTGATTTCAGGCGATTTGTACCGAACAAAATTGTCCTCCTGGCCATTCAAGCAAGCCCAATTGATGAGGGCATCCTCATCGTCCACCTCTACGGCCTTGCTGTTGCGGAAGGATACCACACAGCGGGGCGTCTGGAACTTCTGCCCATCCAAGGCCTCTTCAAGCACAGCTTCCAGCCGCGCAACTTTGTTCTCAGCCACCCTGCGGCGCTCGGTGAGGGCCTGGGCCTCTGCTTTCAGGCCGCGAACATCGTCTTTCAAGTTCTTCACCAGGCAGGCGATGTTCTCAATCTTCTGGTCCCGCTCCATTTGTAGGCCCATGAGTTCGTCCAGGTTGTTGATCTCCCCGGTCTCTGGGTCAGTGCCGTTGGGGATAGCCGCCAGGATTGCGGCGTCGATTTCATACAGGGTCATTGGTCAGTCCTCCTTCGCGGATATACCCTTTCAGGGCGTCCAGCCGTTCCATCAGGTAGCGGTACAGCACATACTCATGGTTTTTCTCCACCCAAGCAAAAAAATCATCAAAGTCAGCGGCGGTGAAAATCTTGATTTCGTCCATCGTCACCGGAATGTTGATTTCCATAGGAAATAAGGCGCTTCCGTTTTCCATTTGACAAATCCCGTCCTTTCTGGTACTATATCCATAGTTTTTTCTTTACTTTGCCGCTTGCAGGGTTTCGGCCCCTGTGGGCGGCATTTTCATTTCCCTAGCTTTTCGGCCCATTTCCGCACCCGGTAGACCGTGACCCCGTACTGCCGGGCCAGTTTAGCTTTTGACCACCCAGCCCGAAGCCGGACGGCAAAGTGGGGCGGAATAGGGAATTTTTCCCGTGGATTCTGCAAATACTTGCAGCCATTCGGTCTACACGTCTCGCGTGGGCATTTCAGGCAAATTTCAACCATCTCCAGGTTTTCGTCCTTGCGATATGGCCCACGGCGTTCAGCATCACCAGTTTTGGCGTCCCTCCACGGCCTCTGAGCAGGCACTGTGAATTCGCGCTTCATGGCGATCACACCAACCGCAGCGGGATACCGGCGTTATGCAGGGCGGCGTTGATGTTCGCCTTGCGCCGGTTGCGGATACGCTTCCGCCGGGCTTCCCGCGCCTTGCGGACTTCCTCGTCACGCCGATTCTTGGCGTTCTTCTCCAACGTGGGACTGATAGCCCGTACCAGAGCCTCGATATCAGCCCATTCCCGCTCGGTGTTGCGGGTTTTGATTTCTTGTACAGTAGTCATTACCGTTCCCCTTTCATTCCGTTATTGTTTGTCTGCCGGATACAATGGCATCTTCTCCAATCCATGCCTCGCCCGTTATCGTGGCAAAACCGTAGACCTCGGCGTTTCCGCCAACCCAGGCGCGTTCTTTGATCTTTGCCCGTTCGTATACCCAAGCGTTTTCGCAGACGATAGCATCATCGGAAACACGCGCATAATCAAACACACATGCACCATCGTATATCCAGCACATTCCTGCGTGGGACAGGTTCGCGGTGGATTGAACAAACCCGCCTTTGTCCCACTCTTTCACATCTCCAAACGATACCGCGGCACGAATGCGATACAGCTTTTTATCGCCGATTCGTTTAACCTCATCGGTCAGCACATATTTCCTTCGCGTTTCCTACACCAACCTTTCAGTAGGCCATCCAACGGGCCAGGTTGATGATTGGTACTACATGGTACCGCTTCGCCCGTCCAACGGGCTTCATTGGGAAGTCTCTGCTCTCCCGCAAGGTTTGAGGTTTACACCCCACCAGCCGGGCGGCTTCCGCTACCGTGATCGTCTCCCGCTCAGGAAACAGTTCCCGGAGACGGGTCAGATGGTCGTGAAATGTTGCTTTCTCCATCTTCCTTCCCCCTTTCCTTGTTGTAAGCCATGTAGCGGTCGATCTCTCGCGCCACTTCATACAGCACTTGCAGTGCATACAGCTTACCTTCCGGGTCGGCGTTTTCCAGCCTGGTTTTTGCGTGGGCCAGGTCCTCTTGCAGAACTTTCAGATAGGCCGGGTCAGGTTTCTTCGGCCCGTCGGTATCCTCACCCTTGAACACCAGCCACTTGTCCCGCACAATGAAAGACAGCGTGACTTCCGCATAGCCGTTCTCGGCGTGTTCCCGGATGGTGTAGGCGGTAACGTCCTCGATCTCCGTCCCATCAACCAGGACGGCAACCTTGCCGTTCTCTGGTTTCACTACAAACTTCTTCGCCATGGTATCACCTCCTTTCAACTTCCTGGTTCGTTACCATCAACGAACAGATACTCAAGGCGCAAACCAGGAAAAAACGTATCCCTGATTTTGATTGCATCCATAATCCCGAAGTCGCTAGCACCAGAGATTTTATTGTCTACGGTCTTTGGGCTACACCCAATCAGTTCTTGGATATCAGTCCGACGAACGCCGTACCGCTCCATCTCACATCTAAGGTTCCAAAGCATTTTCTCACCGCCTTTCAAATTTACGAATTTTCGTTTCTGTGATTATATAATATACTAAATTTCGTAATTAGTCAAGCCTTTTCAGAAAATTATTTGCGAAATTTCGTAATTTTTTGCTTGACAGAAAGCGACTTACAATGTATTATATAAGCGCAGGGAGGAAACATAACATGACAAAAGAAGAGCAGCTAAAAGCAATAATTCTTTCAAAGCACAAGAGCGTATCCGCTTTTGCGGAAGCTGTAGAAATCCCTTATACAACGGTTATTTCGATACTAAAAAGAGGAATAGATACAGCTGGCATCCGGGTTGCAATCAAAATTTTTGATGCCCTCAACCTGGATATAGAAAGTGTGAGAGATACCGCCCTGAGAGAAAAGAAAAAAGATCCTCCCACCTCGCAATCTGCGAGACAGAAGGACCTTGTAACGAAGGAAGAGGTCGAGGCCGTGTTAGTCGGACTGGGTATCACCAAGCCGGGTGAACACATCACCGACGCTGATCTGGACTTCCTCTCTAGTGTTGTCGTTCTGATTCAAGCATGGTTTAACAATAAGGGCAAGCAGGGCTAACACCCTGCGCGGCTCTTGGCACTGGTTGATGATTTCCGTCAATCGGTCGTTGTTTCCATAGGTTGTAGTCATGTTATCCTCCCATTTTTCGCGGTGAGTAGGCGGTTGTACAACATCCGCAGCTCTCTGTCTGTCAGGCCATCAAGGATAGCTTGAATCTTCCCCAGCAACAGTAAGCGATCCATCCCTATACCTCCATTATATCCGATTGTGTTCTGGTGTAAACGCGGGGCGCGGGGTGGTTTGTGAAATCCCTTCCCCACTCGTCCCTTTCCCAATTTTCCTTGGATTACCATAACATGGAAGGTATGGAATATCCATTGCAAACTACGCAAGGGGCCTTTCAACATTTTGCATCCCCCTTGCAATGAATGGAGATGTAGAAACGTGGGTGATGATGGTGGAAAATTTGCCAAGGCAGCAAAGGAGTTGAAGGAAGAAACAAGAGTAACACTAAGAGAAATTGCCGCTACATGTAACAGCTCCGAGAGTATGGTGAGCCGTTATATCAACGGGCAATCCGAACCGCCGCCGGACATTGCGGACGCAATCATGCAAATGTTAAGAGCGGAGAAAGCGGCGCAGGACGAACGCGCCGTGAGAAGTAATACCACCCTGGCCCAGTTAGAGGAATCACAGAACCACCTAGAGGAAGCTTATAAGCAGCGCATTGCAGGGCTGTTGAAGCACCTGGAATACGAACGAAAGCAGAAGCGTATATTTTCCGTTGCGCTTTTGGCTACCCTATTCGGGGCTATTGTGTTCCTGTTGATCGACATATTCAATGGTGGACTGGGTTGGGTGAGGTATTAAGTTTTCTGCCGCCGTGGGCGGCAAAATTTTTACCTGGAGGATGTAATGAAAAAGAAGGACCCTAACAAGCCTAAGAAGCCGGTTTATAAGCGGGTTTGGTTCTGGATTTTGATGTTTTTCGTTGTATGCGGAATCATTGGAACGGTATCAGCCCCTCCGGCCAACCAAACGGACAAGACGGAAGAAAACACAAACCAACAACAGCAGGAAGAGCAAAGCGAAGAAAGTGCAAAGGACAGCGTGGACGTTGCCAAGGAAAAGGACACTAGAATCTACGGCCTAATGAAAAGCGCAGAGGCCAGATTCAACGGCGTTTCTAAAAATATAGAAAGTGGCAATCTGCTGGATATTTATGATGATTGTAAGAATGCTAGCAGTATGCTGTCCCAAGTCTACGGACAAATCGGAGATTTCAAAACTGAGGCGAACAAAGAATATGTCCAGTACGCACAGTTCTACGCTGCTACCCTATCGTCTGCTTGTGACAACATCGTTAAATACGTAGACAAGCAAGAAATGAAGTATTTGAGCAAGGCAAAAGAGGATATCCAGGATGCAAATTCTTTCCTGCAACAGGCTATGTTGCAGCGGCAGGCGTATCTTCTGGATTCCGGGCTAACCACAGAAGATATCGAAGCCCAAGACGCGCAATTTGAATAAAAGAAAAGCCGTCCGGGACCCTGAATTCCCAGACGGCTTTTCTGCACCTAGCCCCCACGGCTAGGAGAAAACTGCAACTTTTTCAACTTCTCCGCGTTGCATCGGTACCAGTATAGCAGGGACGCTGTACCAATGCAAGGGTGGAGCATGGACATATTGAACAAAAAGAGAGGAGCCGCCCAAAATTCGAGTGCAGGCAGCTCCCATTATAAACCCGACTAGACAACGCTGCTACGCTGCCAGTCCCTACTAGTGTAGCACAACACTGGAGGAATATCAATATGCTAAAACGGAAAGACGGCCTGTATCAGGAATACATCACCATCAAAGAGGGTGGGCGCAGCAAGCGCAAATATTTCTACGGCAAAACCAAGCGTGAAGTTCTGAAAAAGATTCAGGACTACCGGGAAGCAGAGGAAGTCGGGCGGACGTTTGAAAGCGTCTCAGATGAATGGTGGGACGCCCATGTGAAAACACTAGCCCACAACACCACGAAATCATATAGCCCTGCTGTGCGCCGCGCTACGGGCTATTTTGGGGCCTGGTATATTCGGGAAATCAAACCGGTTGACATTAACAATTTCCTACTGGATTTCATCGAGGAAACCCACGCCGCCCAGAAGACGGCCAGTACTCAGCTGACAGTTATCAACCTGATCTGCAAATACGCCGTAGCCCGCGGTTACATCAACGACAACCCCGCCCGTGATTTGAGCGTCCCCCGTGGCCTGGAACACAAAAAGAGGGAGATAGCCAGTGATGATGATATCAAACGTATCCGGTATTCTACGGACTGCGCAGGTGGGTTCGGGATGTTCGCCTACTGGGTGTTATACACTGGCCTGCGCCGGGGGGAGTTGCTGGCCCTGCGCTGGGATGATGTTGATATGCAGAACCGCGTGATTAACGTTCGGCGATCCGTGTACTACATCGGGACACAGGCCAAAATCAAAACCCCGAAGACCGACGCAGGAACCCGACCAGTGCCATTGATGGACGCCCTTTTTGCCAAGATCGGCAAAAAGGGTAAGGGACTGGTGTTCCCCGGAGATGATGGAAAACTAATGCGAAACGCACACTTCGAGAACCTGTGGCGTAAGTATTGCAAGGAATCCGGCGTAACATGCAGCCCCCACCAGATACGCCACGCCTACACAACCATGTTGTACGAAGAAGGGATACAGGTGAACGATGCACAAAAAATTCTAGGCCACGCCCAGGCATCCACCACTCAGGATATTTATACGCACATTCGGCAGGTCCGGGCGGACAAGGTGAAGGAAAGCCTGCTGTCCGCCGATTACGACCTCACACCCCCTAAATTGAAAGCGTTGTAAAAAGGGTGTAGTTGTGCCGAAAAACCTTTGATTTTCAAAGATAAATTGATGGTTCAAATCCCTCCTTCTCCGCCAAACAGAAAACCGTTGAGTTTCAAGGATTTCCTTTGATTCTCAACGGTTTTTTGCTGGTTTGTGACGTTCCATGAAGTACCCTGAGATACAACGAAAAACGCCTAGAATGGTGTAAAAAGGGTGTAGTGATTTTGGGGTTTCACGCCCTTTTTGTTGGTCTGGTTGTTTATGCGGTCATTTCACCACATATTCATAATATTTTGCCAGCTTGTCCCCTGAAATGTCCTTATCATCCAGGAAAGCGCGGGTCATTTCAGTGTAGAAATCTACGTTAGAAATACCGAGCTTTTTGGCTACATTGACGAAATCGGAATAGATCATATTCATCGCCGCCCAGAACTTAACAGGGTCCTCATTTACCCCGCGCTGCTCCATAACCTTGTTGGTTTGGTCGATCGTCCAATGCGGACCGGTGGTACCATCCTCATTCTGCATCCGGCGCGTCCACTCTTGGGCCATCTGCATGTCGAAATGCGGCGAAACGTTGGATTCTGCGCCGCCGGTCATGGCACGATTTCCGGGCATACGTTCCATTTCGTTGTACCGGGGAACGGTGGCGTCTGCGCCGCCCATGTAGGGAGCATCACCGCGCTCAAACCCAATGGGGCGGGTTGTTTTGGTGGGTTCCGCGTATCCGCCGTTTCTAGTCCACGTATAGCCAGGTTCACGCCCTTCTCTAGCGTCGTAGCCTCCATAAGGGGTGTAGTAATAGGGCATAGTGTCCTGGGGCGCGTAGCGGCCATTGTCGTAGCGTTCACGTCCATTGGCATCGCGGAAACGATCATCTACATCGTAGTTGTGGCGGTGTTCCTGCCAGTTGCGGTGTTCGTTTTCCTCGCGATCATCGGAAGTCTTTTTGCTACCAGAGTTTAGGAGCATTATTCTGCTGAATTTACTCATCCTGCGCCGCCTCCTTCGTTAGTTGTCGGGGCCGTTCCGTCGATGGAAGCCAGAGCGTTGCTGGGCGCACAGCAGGGACGGCCCAGCAGTTTGAATGCGCCACCCGTGGCCGTTGTCGAAATTCTGGTGCTGTACCGTGTTCTAGTTCGCAGGTTGCAGGCCGTTGCCTGGGTGCAGTCTGCACGATTCAGCGGGTACAACTGGGTACCGGTGCCGATAGTGATAGATACCGGCGCATTGATGGTAGCCGCCGCCGGGATGTTCTGGGCGATCACCAGGCAAACTTTTTGCCCATCGCTGTAGCTACCTGCCGGAATATTGATGATAAGCCCAGATACAGCGGAATAGTTCACCGCCTGGGAAATCACCAGTTTGTCGCACAGGCGGCAAATCGTCTTATAGACCATTATTTTTTGTCCCCTTTCAGTTCATCTAATTTTTCGGAAATTTCGCGCATCCATGCGCCGCCGAAAATTATCATTATTGCCGCGAACATGAAAAAATCGCTGCTGTTGTCCTGCTGGTAATCCGGTGCAGAAGAACGTCCCAACCCGAAGCCATCACCCGGCTTACTTGCTGCATTGGCCATTCTGCTACGCCAAATTATGTTCTGGAAATCTTGGAAATCGTTGAAATCAAACATTTTTATTCCCCTTCCTTGTCGAAACAATCAGAAAATGCTATCATCAACAGCATGAGCGAAACGGATAAGCCGCCGTCCTCAGAGGTACAGGGAAATCCGTTGTCTCGCAGCAGGATAACAGCTTCCCGCTGTTTTCCATCCCGTAGCATGTCAACCGCTCTGTCGAAAATTTCTTTTTCCATGTGTCACCTCTCAAAAATAGGCGGCAGGTTTTAGCCTGCCGCCTTTAGTATCACGGCATAGCCGGAATGTGTTGAATCAGCAACCGCAGCCGCTATTGCAGCCACAGGAGACCCCTACACCAGTGTAGGGATTTGGAACCTGGTAAGCCGGAATCGGTGCCGGGTTGATAGCGTTGATGATCTTCGCCGTCTGGTCCGCCTGGGACGCCACAAGGTAAGTGTTTTGTGCGGCCTGGGAAGCGGCGAATTTCAAGCCCTGGTTTTCGGCCTGGAGCGCCGCAATCTTCTCTGCCTGCCGTGCGGTTTCCATCTGGTCGATTCGCGCAATGATCCGGTCGGTGTCGTTGTGGGTGGACTGGATGATATCACGGGCGTTGGTTGCGGCGTTGTAATTGGTATCACAGAAGCCGCGCTCCACCTGCCGCTGAGTATCACAGCAGCAGGACTGCATCTGATTGCCCAGAGCCGTGAGGCCAGCCGTCACGCCGGTAAAACCGGTGTTCATGTTCTGGGTTACGCCGTTGATAAGCTGGGCGTTCTGATAGCCCATGGTGCAGATAGCATTATCGACGGCGTGGAAGCCATTAGAAACCGCCTGCTGCATGCCATTGAAACCGTTCAGCATCCCGGTATTCATGGCATAGAATCCATCGCAGAGGCCGCTCTGCACACCACGAACGGCGTTATCAAGGCCGTTGAAGTTAAAGGATTCGCACAGGTCTGCGCGGGTGATAGCCCCCTGTAAAGCGCCACCGTTCGCGCCGTTGTTGCCCCAGCCGAAGCCGTTGCCACCGAAGATGAGGGCGATAATCAGGAACGCAAAAATCCAGGAACCATCACCGCCCCACATACCGCCGCCGTTGCAGTTGTTGTTATCAGCCTGTCCGGCCAGATAACCAGTCATCATTTCGTCTGCCATTCGACAAACCACCTTTCAGTTAGATTTGACGATTTTTGTCAAGATTCGCCAACTGAAAGGGTTATATTTTGTTACCGGTTGCTAGGAATCGTGATTCCTAACTGCCGGGCCACATCGTTGAGACTAACGCCTCGCTCGTTCGCCATGTTCTGGGCCATCTGCTGCAACTGCTGGGTTGATTTGCCCTGCATCATCCGCATGGCCTGAGAAATCTGTGGATTCTGGCCTGCTAGCTGTTGTAGCATCCCCATAGGATTCCCGCTTCTAGCGGCCTGCATCAGGAACATCATGGGGTTCATCTGCACCATTTTTTATCCCACCTTCCATTTTCTCTAGTTTTCTAACCCTATCTGCCAGGGCGTTGAAATCATCCAACGTTACGCCCTGCGCCGGTTTTGGTTCCGGCTGTGGTGGCGCTAAACGGAATTCAGCAAAATCCGCCGCCCCAGTGTTCGGGTTGAATCGCTTAAAATATATGATTCCGTGGGGAAAATCAGGCATCAACGTACCAGGCCCCAGAAAATCAACCTGCATGGCAACCGCTTCCTCCCGTCCTGTTACCGGTCGGCAGATATAGCCGCTGTTGCTCTGCTGGATTATAGAGGGCTGGTAGTTCTGTCCCTGCTGGTATACCTGATTCTGCTGATAGCCCTGCACGTTTTGGATTTGGTTGGGCATCTGATAGTTGCCGCTGTAGTTCGGCACACTGTAAGCAGCCATTGTTATCACCCCTCGTTCTAGATAAATTTTACCATCTGCCACTCCCCCACTTGTCCAAACCATGCTCAATTTCTGCTCAATTTATGCCCAAATTATACCCAACAAAAAAGCCAGCCCCCAAAATGGGACGGGTTTCGACACTGGAAATGTGGTATTTTATAGCTACCTTATTCTCCCCCAGAGAAAAGGCAGCCCCCACCGGCACGTTGCAGAAAACCGGCGGGGGCTTTTGTTTCGTCATATTGTACACCTAGCAGGTGTATATTTGTACAGCATGTCAGTTGTATTTTGTACCTAGCTGGTGTATAATAAGGACAGTTAAAAGAGGAATACAGAACAAGGAGAAAAACACCATGAAGATGACCGAGACCATGATTAAGAAGCTGGAAGCCAAGGGTTTCAAGCGCTGGACCAAGGGCGAGCATGACCGCCTGTACGCAAATGTCGAGAATTTCGGCTTGGAGCTGCACCACTACAATAGCGGTAACATTTCCGGCGCCACCCTGAATGGGGAGAAGATCAGCAACAGCTACGGCGCAGAGATCAAGCGCAACACCAGCATCTACCTCAACGTGAACGACGGTGAGCTGTACCTGACCGACAGAGCCAACGACGAGATCGTTGCCAACGTCAAGGCCGCTATCGCCGAGGCAGAGGAAGAGGCTGCTGCCGAGGAAGCTACCCAGGAGCCCGCTGAAACTGAAAACGCTGTGGAAGAAGTCGAAGCCGCCGCCAACCTGACCGGCACTCCTGAACAGATTGCCGCCGCCCAGAAGATCATTGAGGATCAGAAAATTTTCGTCGAGAAAAAGATCCGGAAATTCCAGGAGAAGCTCGTCAAAAACGCAGGCAACGAGAAGCGCGTTGCCAGCTACACCAAAAAAATCAATGCTATGCGCGGCGCACTCTGCTGGGCCATTGAGAACATCACAAGTGCCCAGTGGTGGATTAGGGGAGCGAAATGCACAGACTATGGTGCGCCGGTTTGCGACGCTGGTGTTGGTGGATGGAGCGCCATTTTTACCAAATACCTGGAAGACCCCGGCATGAATTTTATCTCCAATTTTCTGGATGACATAAAGTAAGGAGGAACCACCATGAAAAAACTAGAAAAAAGTGTCCGTAGCTGCATGAACACCTACGGACCCGCTCTGCGAAGCGGTCACATCGTCGTGCAGGGAAAAATTCCAGGCCATATCCTGGAGGACGGCGTGGATCGGATGCTAGATCATGCCTATGCGGATGTAGAGGACGGCGTGGTAACCGATATCCGCATGTATTTCGAGCAGGAAAGCCGCCAAGCCAACGACTACAAGGGCAACAGCTTGGAGATCACCAGCGAGATCGAGGACTGGTTTGGAAATTGCGAAACCTGGGACGATTTGATTCAGCGGATCGTCCATGCCGTGGAGGAACACCAGAAAGACGGTCAGGATGCTCTATCGCCTGCCGCGATTCGCGCCGCCACAGGCCTGAACAAAAAAGAGTTTACGGCGCGGTACAAAATCCCATACCGCACCTGGCAAAACTGGGAGCTTGGAATAGCGCCCTGCCCGGAATACATCCTACTGTTGCTAGATCGTGCGGTTCAAGCAGATTTCTGGGGATAAAGAGGAACCCACAGAACAAAAACTAGGAGGAAACAAAAATGTATGAATGGTTGAAGGAGCGTTATACGGGCTTGAAAGCTGCATTTGATTTCTGCAACGCAGCAGTTGATGCAGAAATCGCCGCAAAAAATCAGGCTATCGAGAATCTCGCAAAGAAATTCTTCCCGGAGTATGATAGTGAACGTTATCACTACTACGAGGAGAACGAGTGGAGAGAGGATTTCACGGAGACGCCAGAAGAGGAGGAATACAACGAGCGTTGTGAAAACGCTTACCATGACGCAGCAGATTACATCAATACGTATTACAGCGAGTTCAAAATCGCTGAGCGGCACACAGAGATTAAAAAGAAAATCAGCGCCGAAATAAGCGACTTGGCAAAGCAAGCCGAAAACGTTGATGCCAGCTTCTGGCACGGAGAACCGTGGGAGCGGGAATTCCGCGCTTGGAACATCGTTCTGACAATGGACTAAAATGCCGCATAATGAAGAGGGGGACGGCATAACGCCGCCCCATCACTTCATCAGGAGGAACCATGGAGGAAAAGAAGAAGTCCGGAGTGAAAGCACTCAAAAAATGCGAGATGTGCAGGGAGAGTATCCCAGGGGAATCCAAGGCGCGTTTCTGCCCGCGCTGTTCCAGGGAGCGCCGTTCCGCGCAGGTAATGGAATCCGCCCGAAAAATGAAGCTAATCAAAAGAGGCGAAATCCAAGACCCGCCAAGAATTTGCGTTGTTTGCGGGAATGAGATAGCAGAAAATCGCAGCCGCCGGGCAAAAACGTGTTCCGACGAATGTTCGAGGATGCTGAATAAACAAAGATCCAGGGAAAATTATGAAATAAAACACCCAGAGAAGAAAGGAAGGGGACGAAAACCGTCCAACAAACGCATGCAGACGCTCACTATCACGGTTCCACCGGAGATGTTGCGTGATGTTAGAAACACCGCGAAAGCGCAGGGCATCTCAGTCAGCGAGTATGTACGGGGATTGATTCAAAAGCACATCGACAATCAGGATGAACCAAAATAAAAGCAAGCCCCTGGGACAAACCCAGGGGCTTATTCACAGGCTTTTCCGCCGAATCGACGCCAAATCGTTGTTGACCGTCCCCCGACTCACATCGAGTTCCGCTGCAACGTCCTCGATAGCCCACCCCCGCCGATAGTGCAGCTCAAAAGCCGCCCTCTCCCGATCTGTGAGCCAAGGGTTCCCGTGCATCTTTTCGAGCTGGGCGGGGCTGTACCGATACCTGGGCATGGTACCACCCCCTCAGTCCAGCACCCCCAGACGGCCCAGCACAGCGGCCAGCTCATCCCGCTTGACAGGGCGCTCCGGCTCCTGCCCGTCCACGACGCCCTTGAGGGTGGCTTTTTCCCAATGGCCCTGCTTTTTGCTCCACTCAGGCTCCGCCACGGCGGCGGCGAACGTCATAGCCTTTGTGTACAGCGCGTAAGCCTGCGCCCCCGTCATCTCTGCCAGCAACTTGTTGATATCCATATCGTCATCCTCCGTTTCCGCCCCCAGCCGCTCATTGACGGCCTGGGCAATCGCCGCGTGCTTATTATACAGGTAATCCCCTGGACAGGCCTTGTTTGCCGTCCAGCGATGCACCACCATGTTCTGCTCATCCCACTGCCCCATCAGCGCTTTATCCCCCCGCCACAGCAGGCGGGGAATGTTATTCCGCTGGCAGATATCCACCAGCAGCTTGATGAGGCTGTTGAGCGCCGCAGCATTGCATTTGCACGCCCCGTCGGCGTCGCTGGCAACCTCGATTGTGATGATCTGATGGTCGATTGGATTGCTGGTACACCAGGCCCGGTTTTCCTCCCGGCAGACCTGGGCAATGGAGCCGTCACCGCCTACAACATAGTGACAGGATGCCCCGTTTTTTTGCTTCACGGCAAAACGGTTCATGTCCGCAAAGCTGCGGGCGGGCAGATTCCGCCCCCCGGCGGTGCAGTGGATTGCCACGCCCTTGATAGTCCCCTGCCGGGGCTTGGTGCAGTTGGGGGAGTAGTGGACGTAGGTGGCCAGGCTGGATTCACTCATTTTTCGTCCCTCCATCCGTCTTTTTCGTGAAGAAATACGTGATGATCGCCCCGTAGGCCGTGCAGAACAGCGCCACAGCGTCCTGGTTCACATCCACCGGCGAAAACAGCAAGGCGATCATCGCCCCGGTCATGGCCAGCGTCACCAGGCTCTTCACGTCCAGCAGCTTTAACAGTTGTTTCATACGTTTCCCTCCCTACAAAAAATCGTTGTTTTCCAGCCGCGCTCTGTACACGTTCTCAATGTGGCCGATAGAGATAGCGGCCTTGTCGTTGGGAAAATCGGGGTGCGTGGCACAGTAGCGGTTGTACTCGGTGATGTCTTCCAAAATCTCGTTAAAATGCTCTTGGCTATGCCGCTCCCCCTGGAGCAGCTCATCGGCAAACCGCAAAATCCGCCCCCGCAGGCGCTTGGCTTTGTCCCTGGCATCCTCTTCGATGTGGCTTTTCAGCTGTTCGGAAATCCCGGACAGTTGGTCCGTAACATCACCCAGGATAGCCTTCCCGATTCTCCGGGCCAGCCACGTCCAGGGGTTGATTTTAATGGGGATGATCTCAATGGCAACGGACGAACCCAGCACAGCCAGGAGCGCCGTAATGATCTGCTCAGGTTCCATATTCTGGCACCTCATTTCTGAAAGATTGGCCCCCGCAAAGCGCGGGGGCCGTTATGATTACTGTGCGTCGGCAGTACCGCCATACTCGCTGGGCACCAGTTCGGGCATACCGCAGTCCTCAATCAGGACTTCGGCAACCTGCTTCTTCAGCTTGGGGGGCACCTGTTCAAAGGTGGTCTTACCCAGAATAATTCTGGAAGCAAAGAGCATCGCCATCATATTCTCACTCCTTTCTGCTTTTAGCAGGATTCTAAACGCTAAATTAGCGAGTAGTTTACGCATAAACGATGTTAGCCATTTCCACGATGCACTCTTCGTGGAAGTCAGCTTGTGTGGAAAGAGCGGATACCTGCTCTTTCAGCAGCTTATTCTCCGCCCGGAGCGCCGCCGCTTCGTCCTCTTCCTCCACAAAAAACTCTCCGATGGAGTAGGTTTTGTCCGTGGCGGGGGAGTACACGGCGTTGTAACTCTCCTGCGTGGAGATCACGGCAACGCCGTTCTCCTGTCGCAGGATGTAGCGCAGAGCTTCTGCGCGTTCGATGATTCCACCATCTTTGTAGATTAAAAACATGTTATCCCTCCCGTAGAACCAGCATTGTTTGCTGATTCGATGGATTTTTCTGGATGCTCACAGCGCTGGTGTAGCCGTGATATTCCAGCGTGGGACCGTCCCTCTGGTGGATGCTGATACAATCCGGCAGGTGCATAGCAGCTCGATCTACATCCTCAATAGGAGTATCTGCAAATACGATCCGCAGCTCATCGTCTGCCGCGATCACGTTGTCGATGGGGTAAATTTTTCCGCCGATTTCCGCATACATTCCAAAAACACCCCCTTCATTGCTGTTTTCGTTTTCCAGGATTTGCATTTTGAAACATGCCCGCACCAACTGACAAAGCTGATTCGCAGGTCCTCCGGCGGGATTTTCCCTGCCAGCTTTTTCAGTTTTCGGCGCTGCCTGGTGACGTTTTTCCGGCTGATCCGCCGCACAACGCCGCCGGTTTCCGTGAGGCTGAATTTTTGTTTTAGCCAAGAGAAGCCGCGCCGAAGCGGAATGATTTGCGTTTTTGTTTCATTCATCTCCACGCCAAACGCCGCCGCCTCCCGCCGGATCACATCTAGGCAGGCGAGTAGGTGTTCTTTGTCCTGGTGGATGATATAACCATCATCCATGTATCGTCCGTAGCATTTACAATGCATCCGCTCTTTGATCCTGTGGTCAAGCTGGTTCGGGACGGCCAGCGCCAAATTTTGGCTGATTTGACTGCCCAGCCCAAGACCGACCAGCCCAAACATTCCGACCAAATGCAAAACCAGGCGTTTCAGCCGATCATCTGCGACGTAGCGCTCCAAAATCCTTGCAATGGCATCGTGATTGATACTGTCGAAAAATTTATGGAAATCATAGATCAGGATGTATCCATCCCGCCCAAATTTGTGGTAGAACTGGTGCAAATGCGTTTCCAGGCGTCTGAGTGCATAGTCAACGCCTTTTCCTCTCTGACTGGCCGAGTTATCAGGAATCAGCCTCGGCCCAAGAACAGGAGTGAGCAGGTTGTCGCACAAACAGCGCTGCACCACACGTTCTGTGATATGCACAGAGCGAATGTGTCGGTGTTTGCCGCGCTCAAAAATGTCAAACTCGATAAATCCGTTACTTTTCCATGTCCCGTCCAGCAATTTACACTGAGTCATGCGGACATTGACGAAAGCGTTCTCTTTGTAGGCCTGGGTCGAATGTTTCCAGCCTACGCCGCGCCTACATTTTTTATAGGCAGAATATAGGTTTCCAAAGGTGAATACGTCTCCAAATTGAATTTTCAAGGGGGAACCTCGCTGGTAGCGGATTGGCTCGAAAGCGTCCGCGTCTCGGTGATATTTACCCATGTGGGAGGGTCAGGCGCTCCTTACGCGTGTGGACTGATTTCGATGAAAACCTACTTTGTCTGCCGTTCACGCAATCCGAAGCTCACGCCATTGCTGTTGCTGGCGTTGTTGTTGTTGCTACTGCCGTCGTCGTTCACGTTGCAAAAATTGTCAGAGTTCGACGCATTCGGGGACGCCAACGCGCCCGCCTGCGCCCGGCAGGATTTACAGCGCCTAACCCATAGTTCAAAACTTAAAACGTGCCTTGTCGGATTTTTTCGCCCCGGCGATCAGGCGGCCTTCATCGATCATCAAATCCGCCCAATGCTCCAGGGCGTGTTCACTCAGGCCGTGTTGCAGTTCCATCAAAACGCTGCATTTCCCGATCAGCGCCTGCAAGCTGTTGTTTGCCTCGATCAGGTGATCCCGCCGCATCTGCGCCTCATGCTCATTTGTCGGGTAGATGCTGTTCGCCGCCTTGCAGTGGTTGTGTACCTCACTGGCCAGGTGGCTCAGCTCCGTCCCGATAAAAAACGTGTAGCGTTTCGGCAGTTTCATGCAACATTTCAGGGTATGTAGCTCTAAATCATAGGCGGTGTCCAAAAATTTAATGCTGCTTTCCTTCCGTTGGCTTTTTAATACCGACATTCAAGATCCTTTCCATCCGCGCCAAAAGCGGCGCGGATTGTTAGATATTAGCTTAAACACATAAGCCGAAGCTCACGCCAAAGCTGCCGCCGGCGCTGGCGTAGTTGCTACTGCCGTCGCCGCCCACGCCGCAAAAAATGTCAGAGTTCGACGCATACGGGGACGCCAACCAGTAGTAAGACGCAGAGCCGCCGCCGTTGTTCATTTTCTTGATCCGGCTGGCATTGTCCGTGAAAATCGGGTACTGCCGTGCGTTACCTGTCGTGCGTTCTGTGGCTGGGGAGTAGCTCGACTCTCCGAACATCTCAAATGTCAGTGGCAACCAGAGTTTGTGTCCACTCCATTTTCCGTTGCTCGAACTGTTTCCAGTGCCGTACCATTTATATGCAGTTTTGATCACAGCTTTCAGGTCGGAGGGCAGGGCGTTGTAAATACTGCCGTTCAGTGCAGAGCAGAGGGCACTGGACGGAAAACCGCCGCTGTTGGTGTTGCTGCTGTTCATCTGATAGGTTTGGTACAGCAGGTTTTTACAAAGGAAGGTCGCAGCAGCTTTTTTTGCCGTCGTTGCACCAGACAGGTAGTCATGGTCGAAATCTGCGATTTGCAGCGTCATCGTTCCGATGCCCGACAGGATGACATCCTTTGTGTCGCCCAGCGCAAAAATTTTACCCAGCACACCGGCGGTACCCAGCGTGTTGATTTGTGCCCAGCTCACGTCGTTCAGTGCGGCCAAAGACACATATTTTACGCCTTGCGTATCAATAGTAACAGTTTTAGTTCTTTTACTGCCGGAAATCGTCGCAGAGATTTCCCAGTCCCCGTATCCCAGCGCATAAAACGTAGCGATACCATCACTTTTTGCTGTTGCTGTTTTCGTTTCCTCTCCCCTGGTGGCAGTAACTATAACGCCACCAACAACCATAACATACGTCACACCAGCAAGCGCGGCCAAAGCCTGAAACATGCCGTCGGGGGTGGTGGAGGGGGGGAGGCCGATCTGAGCAGCAGTTGCATCTTTCAGCAGGTTGGCCTTGTTCAGGGGCGTTCCTACCTGCTGGAATCCTTCGGTGTTGATGCCATTGAAATCAATGGGGAATGTACCGGCCTGGAGCATTGCAAGGGCGTCCGCCCAGCTAGTCCCAGCGAGTACCGAACTTTTCAGGAATCGGCTGTTGCCAGTACCCTTTAATACAGAATCAATCATGTTACACCTCCCCGCTGAAAACTTCGCCGCTGGTTATCAGCGTGATTTTCAGCGATTCGATTGTTTTGTCCAGGTTTTGGAATATCGTTTCGATATTGTTCGCCTGGGAATAGGTTAGGTTGGACAGGGATTCAGGGGCCGGTGGTGTATTCTCCGGCAAGATGAACGCCGCACGTATGTTTTTTACGTCGCTGATATACTGCGCCGCCTGCTCCGGTGTTGGGATATCACCGTTGGCCCAGTCCGTTTTAGGGGCCACCTCAACAGAGGTACCAGCATCGTCACGCAGTCTATCCCGAAGGTAAGCTACTGCCTGCCCGACACGATTCATGTCGGTATAGTTGTAACTCCCCTTCATCACGGTCAGAAACGCGGTAATTTCCGCTTCCGTTGCGTTTCCGGTGCTGATTTTCTGGGCCAAACTAACAGCTTCGGAAACATCCGACGCTGTGCGATCCGTGATTAGGGCGTCGATGATACTACCGTTTTCTGTAATTGCTGAACGCTTTACACCCATTGAATCACCTACCATTCTACAATTACACACCCAGGTTTTCCGTTCTCCCCGGCTGTACCTTCTGTTGCCCGTGCGGCTACATAGGTATGATACATGCCGGTTTCTTTGTCTTTGCGCTGGGCATATTTACCATTGCGGCCTTGCTTGCCGCCTGCGCCGCCCGAACCTTCCAGGCCGGTGATTGTACCAGCGTAGTCAGCGCCTTTCTGAGCGTACACAGCGCCACTCTGAATGTCCATCAAACCAGAGGTATAGATTTTACCGTTGGCGGACGTGAACACGCCGAATGTGGTAGCGCCGCCGTCCGTTCCCTTGGTACCATCCTGGCCCTTTGCACCACCAGCGCCGCCGGTACCAGCCGCGCCACAAGCGTAGGTATATGCCTGGTTTTTGGTGGCGGTTGTTTCGATGATGAACACCTTGCCACCGTTGCCACCGATGCCGCCGTCGTTGTCCTTCGGGTCGAACGAATCACCCCACAGCATATTGCCGCCGCCGCCGCCCATGCCGCCGTTGCCGCCGCCGATCAGCGTGATTTTGATAGCACCAGCTTGAGGTGCTGTCCAGGTACCGGAACCAGTAAGAACGATTTTGTTCTGATACATGGAATCATTGGGAGACTGCACCAGTTCGGACGGACTGGAACGCATAACACCATCTTCTAGGGTAAGCTGCTGCTTGTACAGCCGGGCGGAAATCGTGCTTTTGAATTGCGTATCAACAGCCTGAATATCACCGCACTCACTGGATGGATTACCACGGCTTTTAACGCTGAACGAACGTCCGCCGTACTCGAACAGGCAGGATATAACCGCCTTTCTGGCATCCGCTTCTGTGTGAATAAACGGGTTATCCACACTCAGGGATACTTCGGATTCGGTGTTATTCCCGGAAAATGTGACTTCGTTGTTGTTGTCCAGCTTAAACGTGATATCCGCTATATCATCGTTTGCCGACATTTCCGGGTATTCGTACATGTTATCTAGGGTAATTCGGTTCCCTTCGTCCTGGGCCAGCTTGCCGACACGCAGGTATCCGGTCGCGAAATCCTGCCGGGGCCATGCGTTGATTGCCATGCACAGAAAACGTAGCATCTCACCGCATTTTTTGTCCTTGATATCGTCCTTCGTGGCTGTAATGGAAATGTCCTTTACAGCATCTTCCACGATGTAGTTTGTGCGGAAGTTCGCGCCCAGGCTTGCCATGATAGCCTCTACCCAGCCGAATACTTTCGTTGGTAGGGTTTCGGGGACGATGAAATTTCTCTTGGTCAATGCCCCGATAACGTCCACAAGGGACCATTCAACGGTGAGGTCTTGCAGCTTCCAACCTGCGCTTTGCTGGTAGTAGGTGCCACCTGGCAACCATTCTACTGTCCCATCCTCTAGGTATAGGCCTAGCTCCACCACGATTCTTTGCCGATCTTCGATAGATGTAAAAATCGTGTTCGGGGCGTAGGGGTCGAAACGGTGGTCCTTGTTTTCTACCCGAATGTCACAGGTCGAATACGGGATTTTCAGCCCTGAGAAAGTCACCTCTGTCAGGATATCCACGGACTGCAAAACTTTAGTGTCCCATGTTTCATAGAGGCCGAACAGCAGGCGCAAAACCCGGACAACGCGGTTAGGCAGGGACCACTTTTTAATAGTCAGCCGCGCCCGTGTGGGATAGTTCACCGTGAATCCATCAATCACTACGCTGGTATCTCGGTTGTTCGTTACAACCCTGGTATACAGTAGGTTATCACCGCTCCAGACGTGGATTTCAAACTCGGTTGGGTATCCGTCCGCCGATTTGCTGGAAAACTGCATTGTGACGGCCTGCAAGATTTCGATGTTGGACACTGCGATTTCGATGTAGGGATAGGGCTCAGAAAAGCTTCCATCCTGGCCTGATAGGGTCTCCCCTTCCCAACCAACCTGCCCCCTTCTGTCCGCCGGGTCGCTGGGTCGGATGGTAAAACTACCATCCAGTACCCAGCGATTCAGTTCCAGCGTTGCTATGGTATCCGGGCTTTCGTCGTTGCCACGATTCGCCACCTGGGCTGAGTTGGAGATAGGACCTTCCTCATTGGGAGTGATACTGTTGATGGTTGCATCTGGGTCCACCAAATCAAACACTGCCCGGACTAGCTGTTTCCGCGAATCGGCTACGATAGCGGCATCATATCCTGTGCTGTGTTTAATCATGGCCGTCAATCTCCTCGAACACCAGTTTGTACCCGCCCCAGGTGGGGCCAGCGTCTCCCCAGCGGGTGAGCGTGGGTTGGGGTTGCTCTACCAGGTGGAACCACCCCTGCACCAGCTCCTTACCGCCGGTAGAGGGCAGGAAAAAGAGCTGATGCCGCCGCTTCGCTTTCATGGCCTCTGCAATCCGCTGCATTGTGGCATAGTCGATTGCGGACCATTCCAGTTCCACGTGCCAGATGGTGGCGCGAACCTCTTCGATACGCCGCCCGGAAATCATGCGCTCTGAGACGCCTAGCTCTTCCTCATAGGCGGTGTAGTCTCCCTCTTCCAAATCTTCGACTTCGATTCCATCAATAGAAAGGAACATGTTGCCAGTATCTTCGTTCATTTTCCCACCCCCTTAATCACTTACAATGCGTGGGCTTTGGTCTTCCACAGCCCGGATGTCATCAATCAGGCCACGGGCGACCTCTTTGCCGTTCAGGTTCAGCACGATTTCCTTGCTTCGTCCCTGGGCGCTGGATGCTAGGACAATGGCATTTGCCAGTCCGGTCATATCCTCGGTTTTCAACGACGCGGCCTGTGCCGCTTTGTCGTTTACCGTACCAGTCAGCCGCCCAGAGAAGTCGGAAACATCGGCGTTTACCGTCCTGGAAACCACGTCGGCAGCGTTGATTCTATCCAGTTCTGCCAGGATGCTATCAGATACGGATTTTGCTATTGCAATAGCCCGCTCCCCACTGATAGCCAAACCATCGCCGAAAGCGTCCATCGCTTCCTGTCCAGCAGGCTTAAACTCATCCGGTAACTTATCCAGGTATTCGTCATGGATAGCGTCGATCTCCGTCTGATAGATGGATTGGGCCACCTTTTTAGATGCCGCTTCCTTCTCCTGCCACAAGGCCATATAGTTCTCATACTGGTCATCCGCCATGCCCAACAGGGCGTTGGCGTATTTCATGGCCTTTTCTTGATCCAGCCCCAAGACTTCATCAAGCAAGCTATCCGCAATGCCACGGTCTTTTAGGGCCTGGATGGTATCGCCATACTTGTTGATAGCGTCGATACTATTTTGCAGGTTTGTCAACTGGAAGAAATCATCTTCCTCGGTGAATAGATCAACGTCGCTTAACTTGCCCTGCAAACTATCCCGGCTGCTTTCAACAGCGTTCAGTGCTTTTTCGTAGTTGTTCTTGATTTCGTTCAGGGCATCCGCTTGGGATTTCAGGGCTTCCTTCTGGGCCGCTTCCTGCTTTTGGAGCTGTTTCTCATTCCAATCTTCATTCAGCTTGTCGATATCAGCCTGAATCTTTTCCCTGTCCTTGACTTCTGCCTTGGCTAGTTCGTCGTTCTTTTCCTTTAGGTTTTTCTTGTGCTCAGCAAGCTCTTTAGCTGCTGCACGTTCATTAGCTGCCGTTTCGATTTTTTCAATCTCATCGTTCAGCTTTTCAACCTCTTTGGAAACGATGTTAGCAACATCTCTAGCTGCATCGCGGGCCAGCTTGATGTTTTCCTTCAAACCGTTTGCAAGGCCTTGAATGATATTCACGCCGTATTCATAGAATACCTTGGACGGCGAATGAATCCCTAAAAGGCTGGTAAAAGCACCCTTGATTTGCCCAGCGAATCCCTTAATAGCGCTTATAGCAGCGCCGATTCTGCTGGTGATACCATTGATAAGGCCTTGGACGATGTTAGCGCCAATAGAAAGCAACTGCCCAGGTAGAGAGGCGAGTGCAGATTTGATGTTGTTGCCAACCTGCACCATTTTGGCCCTGGCCTGGGACGCCATCTGAGAACCCCAACTAATCAGGGCGGAAAGAGCTCCTGCTAAAGCACTCTTGATTTTGCCGGGAAGGGACGAGAAGAAGGTGATAACCGCGTTGACAGCGTTGCTTGCCGCCTGCCGCATGTTAGCTATCATCTGCGATCCCCAGCTACGAACAGCGGCACCCGCCGTTGTTAGTGCGCCTGTAATTTTACCAGCAAGATTTTGGAACCATGTAACTACCGCATTAACCGCATTGGTTACGGCGTTCACCATCGTTTGCTTAACGTTGTTGCCCCAGTTACGGATAGCAGCACCAGCCGCCGTTAAAGCGCTGGTAATCTTGCTTGCCAGCCCAGAAAACCATGTAACAACCGCATTGATAGCATTGGTTACAGCGTTTACCAGCGCTTCCTTCGCTGAGGTTCCCCAGTTGCGGATAGCCTCACCTGCCGTTGTCAGTGCGTTGGTGATGTTTTCAGGTAGGTTTTGGAACCAGGTGATTACCGTTTGGATTGCGTTGGGTAAGGTAGTGCTGAAAAATGTAATCAGCGCACCAATTACCGTTACAACGGCGGTAATTACGTTTGCCAAAAATTCAAGGGCAGCACTGAGAGCTGTGATAGCTACCGTTGCCGCAATTTCGGTAAATTTCTGGAAAAACTCACTGATTACCGCCGTTCGTTCTGGTGTAAAAACCTTGCCTATGGCTTCCCCAAGCGTGGAAAATGCCGATTTCACACCTTCAATAGGACCAGAAATCCAGCCTGCAACGTCAGGAAATAGATTGCTCAGACCATCCAGGATGAGGCTTCCCAAATTGCTAAGAATCCGTCCGATGGTCGGCCCGACGTTTTGAACGACTGTAACAACGCTCTGGACTAGGTTCTGTGTAAGAGCACCAAGGTCTGCGTCCGGGCTTGCCAGCCCGACGAGCCAGTTTTCCCAGGCACCCTTCATAGAGTTTACGCTACCCTCGATGGTGGTAGCCGCTTCCTTCGCCGTGGTGCCAGTGATTCCTAGGTTGTTTTGCACCGCATGGATAGCCTCGATCATTGTCGCAAAGGACACATTATCCAGGCTGCTGATTTTTTCGCCAAGGACGCCTGAATCATTGATTAGGCGAATCATTTCTGATTGTGTGCCGCCATAACCAAGTTTGAGATTGTCTCATTTTGTTACCATTTCGGCTTTTTATCCGAAATTTCTTGCACTTTTGTTCGTGCAAGTTCAGCATATCTTTTCACCCACAGCTTTCCTGTTTGGGTGTCGCGGCCTCGTGGGTGGATTATATCTTTTCACCACCTATGCGTTGCCCCTGTCCACGGTTCCCGTGTCCTTCGGTTCGGGGTAGCGTTTCAGCCTTCCCGCTTAATTCCGCGATAAGCTCCCAGCCGTTTCCAGCTAGGCCGCCAAACACTTTAGCATTGTGTAGTTTTGCTTAGCAAAACCTTGGTAAGCGTCCTGTATGCTCTGCATGTCGGTGCCCATCTTGTTTGCATTGTCCGACATGTCGGTGATAGCTCGGTTTGCTACCTCTGCCGCCTTATTTACGTCACCGCCCAGGCCAGAAATCAGAGACGCGGCGAACGATGTAGCTGTCTCCATGTACTGGTTGGCAGAAAGCCCGGCTGTTTTGTAGGCGTTAGCGGCGTACTGTTGCATCGTGCCGCTGGCCTCTTTGAATAGGGTATCAATGCCGCCTACGTTCTGCTCATAGGAAGCATAGGCTTCGACGGCCTGCTTGCCAACGTCGATCATAGCCTCGCCGAGTTTTTTAACGGCTTCAACGGCCAACTCGACGCCCTTGGCAGCGAGATTGCCCATGAAGGTGCCTTTGAAAATATCGCCGAATTTGCTGGCACTACCACCGGCTTCATCCATCTGGTCACCGGCATCATCGGCAGCATCACCTAATCTGTCCAGGTCCTCCTCGGCATCATCAGCGGAATCACTCAACCTATCCAAATCCTCACGAAGATGGTCCGCGCCGTCCGAGTTTGTGCTAAATGGATCGTTTCGCAGTTCATTGAACGATGATTCAAGATCATCTAGGTAGGAATCCATATCGTTCAGCGAATTGCCCAGGTTTTGGGCACCATCCGCCGCCGTGGAAAACGGATCGTTGTTCAGCCCATTCAGTGAGGCGTCGATTTCATTAAGATAGGTATCAATGTCCCCAAGGGAACCAGAAATACCCTCTGACATGCCCCGCGAAGCGCTGGAAACAGTCTCAAATGAACCAGTGATACCCTTTAGGTTGTTTGCTAATGCTTCGGCAGCAGATGAAACTTGTTTGAACGAGTTTATTACTTCGCTGGCATCACCGTTAATTTCGATGGTAACGGAACCATCAGCCATTTACGTCACCACCTTAATCACCTTTCCCCTTCTGTTTGACGTATTCCTCTGCCTCCTGGTATCTCCTGTTGATTTGCGCCAACAATTCAGCGTCGCGTTCTTCCACCGTCATGTGCTTTTTGCGGTCTACGGTATCCTTGATAGCGTAGATTTCGCGCATTTTCTTGAAATGCTTGCGGCGCGTCCGGTCTAGCTTATTTAAGTCCGCCGTTCGGTACATAATCCGTTGCATGAAATTGCTTTCATGCGGCAGGTTGAACAGCAGGCGGCGAAACTCCCACCAATGTAAGTCTGCCTTGGTAAGGTCGATATTGTAGTAAGTAAGGAAGGAGGAAGAGATAGCTTCGGCATCTTGCTCAAAGTCGTATACTCTCCCTCCCTTCTTCTTATCCCCTTGTTTTGGTTCTCCGTCGGTCTGATTGTATCCACGGAAAAAGCCGAGCATGGCATCAACAGCGGCCTTAACATCGGCAGGGACAGAGCCAAGGTAGAAAAGGGATAAAAGCCCGGCAACATCCGGTTTTTCTTCCTTCAACACCTCTAGCTCTATCGCCACCCCAACGCGGAAGCTTGGGTCTATCGGAACCCGCTTCCCGTTGACTTCAACATGATCCGGCAGCGCCCGAAACGGGTTAGTTCGCATCGGACTTGCGCAGCTTCACCCGCTCGGCAGCTTCTGCGCGGCGTCGTGCCCGTTCCTCTGCGCGTCTCTGCTCCCGATTGGTGGGGGTGGCGGCAGCGCCGGGCACAGGAAGCCCGTTCGCGATATCCTTGATGGAAGCCATCTCTTCCGCCACGCGGCGGACGAAATCGCCGTATGCAAACACGATAGCTTTCAGGTTGCTTCTGGGGCCGAAGCACTTGTCAGAGGTACCTTCCCCGATGATGGTATCGAAGAAGTCCCGAACCAGTTCACACATGCCCTTCATGTAGGCGGTGACATCCTTGGTGGGTAGTGCTTCGGTTTCCTTCTGCACACGTTCCAGCTCATTGATAAACAGCTCCATGTTTACCGTGTCGAAGGTGTCGTACTCCACGGCAACGCCGTTGATGTTATAGATATCCATGCTTAATCCTCCTTATATTTGGTTACACGTCGGCGGAATAGGTGTATTCGGTGGGGGCGGCAGTTGCCATGATATCCACATCGATCTCAGCGGAAGCGCCTGCCTCGCCGGAACCGTCCGAGTTCACGATAACGGCAGCGGTGCCCTTTTCGCCCTTGCCGGTCAGCAGAGAGAAATAGACGTAGGGCACGATAACAGCCTGGCCGGTGCCGAATTTGATAGCGTGAGACAGGGCGTAGTCCTGGAAATCGTCACCAAACATACGATCACCGGTGACGTTGAAAGTGCGCTGGGTAGCGGTCTTGGTGGTCACTTTGCCGTTGCGGATGTAGGTCTTGTCCTCGCTCTCCGGGTTCAGCTGGGAATCAACGTTAGTGATGCCGCCCTGGACAACCACATAGTCACCGATTTTGCCGGTGGGAGAAGAAGCAATGTCAACAGCCAGGACAAAATCGTCGGCAGTGGCAACGCCGGAAAAGGAAGGAGACGGCTCCTTGCCCGTCATAAGGGTAGAAAGTTTCATTTTTTCATTTCCCCTTTCAGTTGGAAAAATAGTCCATAGTCATCAGAATTTGATGATCTTCTGTGTTATCGTCGTACCGGGCGAACATTGCCGCCCTGGTGTTGCAGGTAATTTTAGTTGCCTGTTTCCCATCCCCCAGATAAGGCAATGGGCGGTGGGATACGGCCCAGTCGCCAATAGCATCCAGGATTTCATCAGCTTTCAACCGGTCGTTGTTGCTGGACGGTTGCAGGCGATAGATGATTTTGAATTGATACTGCCCCTGATACGCCCCGCGAACGTATTCCTTGGTTTTGTAGGCCCCTTGGATAGTAGAAAGCGCCATACCAGGCTGATCGGAAGGAAGATACTCGAAAGCGATATTAGCAGGCTTATTTTCGTACCGATTCAACCAAACCAGCAGTTTCCTGGAAATCTGATCGGTTTCCGCCTTGGATACCATGCGTAATGGTCTATCATCCATTCAATATCGCCTCCTTGTACTTCTTTACCCAGTTCGGCAGATTCATAGCCTTGGAAGCGTCAAACCAATGACTTTGCGCCTGTCCGTGCATCGCCTTGGTGAATACCAAGCTCTTGCCGTTTGCTACTTTAGTAGCTCCAGGCCTAGCCCACGGGCTTCCGGTATCTGGGTCGACCAGCACCTTACCTTCCCACAGAAAACGGGCATACGGTCCGGGGTATACGATGGTATCCCCCTGCACCCTAGCTCGTCCCGCAAGGGAACCTGTAAGAGCTGGGACAAACTGGTCGGTATCTTTCATGGCTTCGTTTGCCAGAACTTCCTTTGCCCGGTCTGCACGCTGGGCGAACTTGGCGGCGTCAATTTTTACATCAACCTTAACGCTAATCATCAACGCCCACCTACTTCAAAATGTTTCATCTCTTCCGAGCCGAAATCCTTCGCATCCACCGAATTGATTCTGTATACATCATCATGTGTGCGGTTAAGCCATTGAAAATCCTTCTCAGGCTCTACAACCTCACCCTTGACGATGAACGTAGAAACATCGGTAGGCGGCGCAGAATCCAGCGTCCATAGGCCGCTTTTATCGGCGGCGGCGTGATATTCCTTCGGGGATACATACCGCTTGATTTCGGCTGTCTGCCCGTCGTAGGCTTTCACGCCGAACGGGATGTATACCGTCACCGCATCGGCGTTTTCCATGCCGGAAGAACGGACGTTGGTGGCCTTGGCAGCGTCCAACAGCACCCCTTCCAGCACCGTGATATTCGTCACTTGCTCGAATGTTACCTGATCTTCGGTGATGATATACAGGGTGATGGTATGCGGGAACATCGTCACCAGCAGTCACCCCACTTTGCCATCGGGTAGCCGGTAGCCTGCAAAAAACCGGTACCTTGCAGGTAGATTAACAACGCGCTTTTTTTGCGTGCTGTTAGCAGCTGCAGGTCTGCCGCACTCAGAGTTTTGGTACCGTAGCTCCGGGACCATCCCCCCACCGATTCGCTAGAGATGGAACCGGTGGAGGAAAAGGTCAGGGCGTTCAGCCTGTTTTCATCCTGGAAGATTTCGGCAAGCTCACAGGTAGCCATTTGCACCGCCGTTAAATCATCTCCCACCGCCGACATAGCTTTCCCGCTAGTGGCGGCGTTGATGTAGGCGGTAGCGCGGGTAGCAAGGCCGTTGAAATCAGCTTCTTCAATGGCGTTGCCGCCGTATTCGTTCTTGTAAAACTCATAGGTTGCGTAAGCCATTGGTTAGCTCCTTTCTCAGGCCACCTTGATAACGTAAGTCTCATCCATGCGCTCGAAGGAGGGCAGGACGATTTCGGAAACCGTGGTCTTGGTGTTCACGGGGTCAGAGGTGGTGGTCACAGCCACGGCAATGCCGGTATCAACCAGGGACACATCAGCATCGGCCTTACCCATCAGAGTGCGTTCTTCGGGGGTGGTGCCGTACCAGGTAGAACCCAATGCGCCCTCAGGCAGCAGGGTCACCATATCATCGGGGTAGAACTTGTGAGCAGTGCCAGCCTCGTCCTTGTACTGCTTGGAGTACACGATGACGGTCACGCCAAGCTCATTCTGGAACAGCTCATTCACTCGCGCATCGGTCATGAACACGTTGGCGGTGATGTTCTGGGCCAGCACAGCCGACTTGATCTTAGCGTTAGCTTTCAGGTAGCCCATGGTCTTCTTGCTGCACAGCATAATGGCGGGCCGGGTGCCGGTGTTGGATTCGACGGAATCCAGGGCGTCCTGAATGTCGCTCATGGGGTCGGCGGTGTCGGTAGCGCTCCACTTCTTGGTTGCGGTGGTGATAGCGTTGTAGTTGTTGGTCTTGTAGCTGCCGTCGATGTCGTAGTTGTAGGAATACTGCACACCACCGGCTTCCAGGACGATTCTGGGGGAACCGTCGGTAACAGGGGCAAGCAGCTGCATACGCATACGCTCAGCCACGACGCGGGCACCCTCAACCAGGGTGGAAGCATCGTCATAGATGGAGGACAGGACAGAGGCCAGGTAGGGATCATTGCCGTCTACGATACGCATGATCTCCTGCTCATCCTCTTCCTTCACCAGCATGGACTCACGGAAAAAGGCCATTTGGGTCTCATCGACTTTGATCCCCTCGCGGCTACGCAGGGTAGACTTGGCGTCGAAGTTGGAGGGGGCCAGAGAAACGGGCAGGCCCTTGTGGGACTTGATCCACTTCAAATCCAGGCCCATCTTCTTCTTGGCAGGGAAGAAACCCTCACCCAGGTAAGCCATGCGGTTAGACGCAGCTTCGGTCTGCTGCACGGCAATAGCGGCAGCGCTGAAAACATCAGAAATGTTCATTGTGTATCCTCCTTCCTTACATGAATACGACGTTCTTCATAGCGTCCTTGGCGGCAGCATCCACGGTAACACCGGAATGTGCCTGCGCCTTGGTGGTGTTGATGTAGCCGCCGATAACGATAGTGCCCTGAGGACGATCCTCGTAAACGTCCCACAGCAGGACGCCGACGGCAGTAGAAGTCTGACTACCGGATTCGCCGGAAGTCGCGGCTTTCTTGCCATCCGCCGCCATAGGAGTGCCAGCCTTGCAAACGCCGCTGGTAAATGCGGTAGAATCCAGAGTAAGGGCCTTGCCCACATACTCGGAGTTGTACAGGATTTCCACATCCGAAGGTGCGGAAACCTCAGAGTATTTCATGGTACCCAGTGCCATATTTTTCACTCTCCCTTATATTGCGACAGTACGTCGCTGTACGTTTTGTTGTTCTGCGCGGTAGCTGCACCGATGCTCTTTGCAAGGGCGATACCGATGTTTTCAGTACCGTTGTCCTTACCACCCGCGCCTACAGGTCGGCCAAAAGAAGGGGTAGGCTTATCAGATGCAAAAGCGCCGGGGTCAGCCTCGCGCTGTGCTTTCAGGAAATCGTCGAAACCTTCCAGTGCGCCGTCTTTCAGGGTCAGGCCCTTGGCTTTGAGTTCGTCCCTAAAAGCGCGTTCAGCGCCCTTGGACGAAAACTTGACGTTTGCGCCGGTGATAGCAGCAGAAGCGGCGGCGGAATAGTCTCTCTCCGCAATCTGCGCCTTGTAGGCTTCTGTGTCTTTGTCGTACTTGGCTTTCAGCTCATCCATCTGGGCTTTGATCTCATCGGCAGAACCAGCGTTTTTCTTCAGCTCTTCCAGGTCCTTGTCTCGGTCGGCAAGCTGGGTTTTCAGGTTCTCAGCGTCCGCCTTGGCAGCTTCAGCCTTGCCCTTCTCCCGTTCGATATCCTTGCCATTCTCAGCAAGAACTTTGTCGATGATCTCGTCCTCTAAGCCAAGCTCTTTCAGATATTCGCGTTTCATTTTTCACTCCTTGCCAGCTACGCTTTTTTACGCGGGTTGCATCCGCCGCTGTCCCGTAGTTTTACGACATCGGGGCGGTCAAAGATAAAAAAATAAGCCAAAAACCAACGTTTTAGTTGATTCTTGGCTCAAAGGCTCAGGTTATTTGGGTTTTGTTTGCTTTACTTTGCTTCTTTTTGCTTACGTTTGCTTTTTATTTGCTTACGCTTGTTTAATTTTGGTTTTGTTTGGTTATCCGGCCCATTTGATTTCACCGTACCAATCGCAACGTCTACCGTTATTTTTCCCGGTGCATTTCACCAAGACGCCGCAGGCTCCCGGCTTTACCGGGTGAATCTTCTTCCCACATTCAGGGCAGCAGAACCAGGTTTGTCCGTTGATGGTTTTAATCATCGTCTTCCTCCTGGCCTGTTCCGAAATACAGGTTGAAGAACTCTTTCATAGCCTCCACCTGTTCCGGGCTTGTGCCGTCAAACTCAACGGTAGCGGCGCGGGTGGCATCCTCTACCTTTTCAGCTACGGTAATCTTCAATATACCACCTTAGTCCTTTCACGCTGTAACGGCAAGTTGGCTGCTTCGCTGAATAGCCTGTATTCACGGTTCAGCAGGCGAATCTTTGCTTTTGCCGCCGTTGCGTCCTTGGCGGCTTCTTCTGTTCCAAGAGCTTCCATTGCTATCTGAATACGTTTTTGTTTTCGTATTGATCGTTCTATTTCTCTTTGCTTTTGGGATGCTTGGTATTGATCGTAGGTTTTTCCTTGGTATTCAAATGGCGGTTGGTCCATTTCCTTAAGTTGTTTTTCTGTGTAAGTTCTGGTCGAAACACCTTCAATATATGGGTAAAAATGGTGCCTACAATTAGCTAAGCTCCCCCGATTCCTGTTACATCGCCATATCCACACGATTTAACGAAATCGGGGTATTTTCCTTCTCCCACTTTGCCACCTCCTTCACTTTAGATAAATCCCAATTGTTCATTTGAAGTTTTTTCCAAAGTGTGGTTTGATTAACACCAAGAATATCAGCCCACTCAGAAATTGTATGCGATACACCCATATATTTGATTGTGTGGTTACTTCTTCTGTTGTTAGCTTGCTGTTTCATGGTCGCCCATCTACAATTAGAAGGCTCGTAATTTCCATTTACGTCAATCCGATCTATTGTAAGCGTTTCTGAATAGCCGTTTTTATAAGCCCATTCTCTGAATACAGAAAAATCATGCCATTCATCGCAAACAGAAATCCCGCGGCCCCCATAATCTTTGTAGCTCTGTTGGAACTCGCCGTAACACCTTCTGTGCATTTGTCTCCAAATTTCGTAAAGTCGCGTCCCAAATCCGTTGTGTTTCGTGTTCATTTTTGTGACACGTTCTGATATGTAACAACCACAGCTTAGTTGTTTTCCACTTCGTAATAGGCTTCCTTCTACTTCGCAAAATTTGCCACATTCACATTTGCACAGCCATATATAATTTCCAGATTTTCTTCTTCCGATTGGTTTTATTGCGGTAAGCCTGTTGTATTTTTTACCACTTATATCAATCATTCTTGCCATATTACTGCCTTTCGTAATTGCCTTGTTTTTTGAACAAGCGGAAGATGGTAAGGCAGTCCACTTTTCGCCCCGTCGAGCTATCCGCTTGTATCAAACTTATTTATTCCATTGGAAAACTTTTCCTTGCCACAGAGTATGTGCTTCCCAGCCATTCGGACCGTTTACATTTCTTGCGCCGCCGTGGGCGGACACTTCCACTAGGTTAGTTTCCAGCCGCTCCATGCTCTGCTCTGCGTAGCGCTGGCAGGTTTGGTTTACGCCCGTCATTACGGCCCGTCGAGCGGCTACATCTGCCTGATCGTAGTGTACCCGCCCGTTGGATTCGTAGCGGATAGACGTTAGGCCACCAGCGGCAAGCTGCTTCGTGGCGTGGGCTATTGCTTCATTGTAGCTGATAGTCCCGGACATAACTTCTGTTTCTGCCATATCCAGCGCCCATTGATAGGCTTTCTTGGGTTCCAACCACTTAACAACCTTGCCGTTGCGTCGGACTGCAAACCCCATTGATTGAGTTAGGTTCCGCAGTTCGTCCTTGGTCTGCCGCCTGATAGCTTCTACATCCACATCATCAACAATGTGGCGCGGGGCGGTAATCTCTGCCGCCGTAGCTAGTGCGCCGTAGTATTTGCGATTGCGCTCTACTACGCCGTCCATGATAGCATCTACCTTGTCCAGGCTGGTTTGCGTAGTCTCTGCAATGGCTGTTGTGATTTCGTCCAGCGTTATCCCGTGGGCACGCAGTTCCCGGATATCCTCAACAGTCACCTGGTTCAGATCGTCGGATACCACCAGCCGCCAACAGATTTCTTGTAGGAGCCGGTCTTCCAGGCCCCGGAATAGTTCGGCGATAGGCTCAGGCAGGACATCCAGAATAGCGGGGCTGAATGGGTACTTCATTATTCAAGTTCCCCTTGCGGCTCATCGACCATTTCCTCCATCCCCGGCAGCATAGCTTTGGCAGTCTCTTCATCCTCGCCGAAATGTTTCTGCCGGAACTCATAAGCATTCAGGATACCAGCAGATACCAGTTGCAGGTCGGTCGCCATTTCTGCGCGGTTGTTCTCAGGATCATCAAGTACACCATCACCGAAGCTGAGATGCAGTTCATAGTCCCCTTGAGGGGCCAGGGCGTACAGTGTAGCGTATACATCCATCGCATATACAAGATCGTCCAGGGCATCCCCAAACGCCTGCTGAATATGGCTCTCTGTAATATACTGCCTCTGCTTGCTGGCCAGGATTTCCGTCGATGTTTTTTCTACGCTGGACGGGTCGGAAATCGTTCCATAGGCTAGGCCTGTCTGGAATTCGATTTGTTTCAGGATGTTTTGAAAGCCTCTGTAAATGGCATCATCCCGAAACGCCGGGGAAAACTCTTTGAAAAAATCCCCATCCTGGGACATAAACGGCCCGAACTCATAGAGCCGATTTCGTCCGAAATCACGGGCGTTTCCGCTGGTGTACTCAGCAAAAATCTTGCGTTCGCCCGATTTGAATTCCCACCACAGTCTATCCCATTGTTCGTCTGCATCCTTAACCAGACCAACGATGGAACCGCCGTACACAGATACACCAAGGCGGCTATCGGTGTCGATGTTGTTCGCAACGGGCGGGGTGAAAAAGGCAAACAGCGGACGCTCCACACCATCAAGGGTGGTTTCATCGTCCAAGGTTGCCCAGGCTGGGACCGTATCGAGCGGCACTTCCTCACCCACTGTTCCATATTGGTTGGATTTGTGGGCCTTGTTCCGCACGACATAGGCTGTGCGTTCTCCATCTCTCACAAACTCATGGCTTTCCAGGCGAACGTACCATTTACCGGCTAACTGTACCCGTTCGCGGAATACGCCACCGGTGCATTTACCGGCTTCGTCGAAGTTGGTAGGCTGAAATGCCATGATGCTAGAAGCATCGACTTTCAACGCGCCGTTGTACACATAAGGCCGAAGGGCCAGCCCACCAAGAGCAAGCCCCATCTCTAAGTTTTTCTCGAAGTTCCGGGCGGCGTCCTGGAAGCAAGCATCTAGGAATTCAGCCCGTGCCCCGCCGGTAACTGTTCCGTTGAATTCCACCAGTGCAGGCCGTGCCATTTCACGGGCGATAGCAGCAGGCAAGCCGAGCGGGATAATGTCGCGCTTGGCCCACGGCGGTTCATTGATGTACATAGAATACCACAGGTTGATATTCTGTTGCATCGTGGTGCCAACCGCCGTATCAACACCGAAATCCTTTTTAGCGGTAGCGGTGGGAAACAGCCAGTTTTTCAGATTTCGGAATGTCCTAGCAAAAAAACTTTCCATTTAGCGCACCTCCCGCCGCATTATCGTGTATACGAAATATCGTATCATATCCATTGCGTGGTCCGATTCTTTAACTACCGCGTCGGTTTCTTTTTTTTCATCCCAGCAGTAGGAACCGAATTCATCAAACGTGTTTTCACAACTGGCATCGAACAGGATTCTACCAGCTAACAGCAGGCTACCAGTAAGCCGAATACCATCTAGCACTGCATTATTGGCATCCATCACGGCAAATTTGCCATGCCGCCGCAACGTTTCCTTGAAGGACGCCGCCGACGGGTCGACGATCACCCGCTCTATCTGGTACCCTTCCGCAAATGCTTCCAGATCATCGGCATATTCCTCATCCGTTTTCTGGCGCTTCTGCTTTCGCCCATCGTAGTAGTATTCTTTCAGCATCACAGCTTTACCGTTTCGCAGCTGCCACAGCCCCATAGCCGTAGGGTTCAACGTGCCGTAGTCGATGCTTATATAGTACACACCGCCGGAATGTTGTTCCATGGCTATGTGCTTCGCTTTGTCGAACATCGGGTAAACTAGGCCGTCGGCTACGCACCATTCGCCTAGGATGTAGCGGCGATAGAACACGCCTGCATACATGGATTTGTACCGTTGGACGATTTCGGGTGCAAGGGCCGGGTTATCATCTAACAAAAAATGCAGATGCAGGGCGTTCTTTTCCCCAGCCTTTTTAATCCATTCCTGGTAAAACCAATGGGAAGGTGGGCCAGGATTGCAGTTGAACCACAACCGGGAACCAGCGATAGAACACCGGGCAAGCGCCTGCTCCACGAAGGAACGGGGTTGAAGTGCCACTTCGTCCAGCAACACCCCTGCCAGCGTCCGGCCCTGAATCAGCATGAACGATCCTTCATCCTTGCCGCCGAACACCTCAAATACATTTTCGTGTTCGCCATCGTTGACCACCATCACCTTATCCGTGCGTTTCCAGGTAACCTGATATTGGCTTGTTACCCAATCCACCTGCATATACGGAATGATGATATTTTTAACGGCGCTGTCCACGCTTTTCCCGCAGATAGCGAACCGCTGGCCGTCATAGCGGCGCATGGCATCATCGACAAATGCAATCGTCATCAGGGATGTTTTGCCCGAACGGATAGCTCCATCACAGATCAAGGCATTGTATCCAGTAAACGGGAAAGCCAGGATTTTGCGCTGCTTTTCACTTAGCACAATCATCACCCGTTCTTTCCCGTTCCATGCGTTCTGCATCTTCTAACAGCGAACGGGTAAGATCATCAACCTGCTTCTTCCGCTTGCCGTAGCCCTTACCAACGGAAGCATACCGTTTTGCCAGGCTGTCACCAGCTTTCAACCGGTCGGCTAGGGAAGCATCCAGTCCGAATTGATCTTTTACCCGTCCACGCATTACATCCGAATAGAATTGCATTACTTCTTCAATGCCTGCAATGCGTTCGTTGTCCAAATTCTTCTGAAAATGTTCGAGATAGGCAACTATCTTAGGGTTTCCCAGGGTTTCGTCCGCAATTGCCGACGCACTTCTTTCTGAATACCCTGCTTCAATCGCCGCCTTGGTTTTGTTGCCATATTGCAGATATAAATCAGCGAATTTCCGCTGTTTCAGCGTTAAACCAAACTCATCTCTCTTCAAGCGGAATCACCGCCGTAAATCTGGGCCAGTTTCTTCACAATATCGGCTAACTGGTAGCTTTCCATGATGGTGCTGTCCCGCATACGTCCAGCAGCATTTTTCTTCTTTTCAGTAAGCACGAACTTAGTCACCATCCTTCCCGTTTTTTCGGAATACGCCTGCATCTGGTTCAGCTTGATGAACCGCCCCTTTTGGCATAGGGCGGTTTGCAGCTTAGTTGCAACCTTTCTTAGATTCATCGTTATTCCTCCTGCACCCGTCTCTTCCGAGCTGTCAGGGCGGGTTTTCATCGCCCCAGCATCCGCAAATGCTAACCGCTATTCTGGTAGCAGGCCCCGGTAACTACCCGGATATAGGCTATCGCCACCCGCTATATTGCCCCACAGCGGTGTTTGTGCTGTACACACACGCAACAGTGTTCCACCGTGGGGAATCGCCGATTTAGTACGTTCATCGGCTGCGGTACCGCGCAATCAATAGGCCTTGAACCCATTCCGCCGAATCTTGGCGGCGCACCTTCTGCTTTCTTGCATATATCCCCGTCTTTCCGGGGTGCCATGTGTTTCAGGGGATTACACCACAACCCATCCGGCGGCAGGAGTAGGATTTGAACCTACGCAGGCTGTAGCCCATACCGCATTAGCAATGCGACCTCTTAACCAAACTTGAGTATCCCGCCGTATGCCTAACCGGAATCCAACCGGGGCCACCAGGTGAGTGATGGAGCTGCTTTTACAGGCCGCAGCTTACCGAAGGAGCATTCCCTATGGAAACAAAAAAGAGAACCGACAGAGCGGAAAGCCAGCTATTAGCTCCTGCACCGATAGCCAGCATATAGAAAGAACTCCCGGCGCAACTGCCACGTCGAAGACGCTGGTGACACACCCTTGCGTTATCCGGCGGCGTTCTTTCATATATCCCAACCCGCGCGGGTCGTGGCATCCCTACCGTGCCAGATAATAGGACGCTCGCCGCGCTTGGTTAGGTGCTGAAAAACAAAACACAAAATGCAGAAAAGAAGTCAAAGCTTCACCTGCCTTTCGTATTTTATTCTCCCTTTCGGGATGGTCCTGGGATTCGGAATTGAACCAAATCATACACACCAGCGCCCAGGATATGGAGGGCGGGGCAGGGGAAGAACCCCCGCCCCTATACCAAATAGGAGGGGTGGCTATTGCCGCCGCCACCCGGCGGAAGAAGCATGCGGAAGCCCGAAAGGACAAAGACTTCCTTGCTATTATTATACCATAATCTACCGTATCGTTCCACGAAAACCTGTGTTTTTGCCGAATCTTTGGACAATATGTCCATCTGTTAATCAGCATATTTGAAGATTACGCCGTCGATGAACGACTTATTTCTAATTCGTCTGTGCAAGCCGCTTGTGGATAGGTAATTTTCCCGCGCAGCAACCCTTGCACTGGGATAGAATTTCAGCACCTTACCCCATTTGTCCGTCTTGGCCACAATTCGGCAATTTGGGCTTCTGCGCTCCTTGTTGAAGTCCGCCCTTGTTACAAACTCCAAATTATTTACCGCGCAATTTTGATAATTTCCGTCCTTGTGCCGCAGGATCATGCCCTCACGTTTCCCACCAAGGAATACATCGCGCACAACATCTTTTACTCGAATTGTTTTACCAGCAATTTGAATAGTGACGTTGCCGTTGTGCGACTGTTGGCGCATGATTCGCGGATTTTCAGCCCTTTCTCTGGAATGGTCCCAACGTTGTTTTATCCAGCTTCGGATTTCGCCAAAATTAGAAACATCATACCACCCGTCAGTGCCGGGAATCGGCAGCCACACCTCTC